GGCTACGGCTTCTTCCGCTTCAAAAACGTGCCGCCCGGCCCTCGGACTGTCGCTCCCTGTCGCACGGTCACCGGCGCCACCGTCGACACCCGGCGCACGGCCTCGGCCGCGTACGCCTCTTTCGCGTACTTTTGCACTTTCTCGACAGCGGCCCCGGCTTGCTTCGTCGCGTTCGCAGCCTCCTGTTTCAGATTCTTCGCGACCGATGCTCCGTATCGATCGGCGGCTTTCGCGGCCCGCTCGACCGCGGCCTCCGCCCTCGCAACCGCCGCGTCCGCCGCCCTCTTGGCGGCCAATCCCTCGCCTTTCAGACCGCCCGCTCCACCCGCACGCCCCCCTACGTGGGCCAGGAACTTCTTGGCACCCGCGAGCACTTTAGGGGCTGTTTCGATGACAGTGATCGTGCTTTGCGCAATCTCAAAGTCCCGCTTCATATCCCGGTACCATTCGCTGACGGCGCGATGGAAATTCTTCTGATAGTCGGCTGCGTCTTGGTTCCTCTTGAAGGCTTCGTTGTCACGCGCACGCTGCTCGGCGGATACTGGCTTGTGCGTTTTCCAGTACTCCCTTTCCTTCTCCGCGGGCGACAGGTCCCAGGACATCTCGGAGACGTCGGCGCGATTGACTTTTCGATCCCCTTGGTACGGACCACTCGGAGTGGGTAAATTCCGGGGACCGTCTTCCAAAAACACATGGTGATGATGCACTGTGACCCAGCGTCCGGGCCCGCCCTCGGGCCCCGAGGGCCTAATCCGCGATCCGTCCCGCAGTTTTTTCGATTGAGCCGCCATTTTCGTTATCTCCTCAGTGCGAGGCGCACTCGCCTAAAATCCAGGGCCTGGTCCGCCGTCAGTTCACCTAGCCCTGCGTAGAACCGCTCAGCGTCGACCAGGTCGGCCATCACCTCAGGCCATTCCGGCGCCCGCTCGGGATGGCGGTAGACGCGCTTGAGCCGCCGGTGGGCCCGGATCGCGGCCTGGACGCGGTCAGGGTCCATCAGTCGCTCGCCTTGGTAGGGTCGGGTGCCTCGTCGCTCTGTTCTGCTCCGCGGGTTGCGTCCGCGTCTGCCTGGTCCTCTTGCCGCTGGTCCTGCTCTTCGCTCGGCATGGTCTCCGAGGCCGGCGGGGTCAACTCCTGCGGGAGCACGGCCTTGGCCGTCTCCTCATCCTCGGCAACCTCCTTGAGCCGCTGCACGGCCTGGTCGTGGTTGAGCCCGTACCGCTCCATGCAGACGTTGATCCTCGACTTGATCCCCACCTGCATCTCCCACTCGTCGGACTGATCGCGGTCGGGGCCGGGAATCGGGATGCGGGGCTCGGCCCAGGCCAGGAGCAGCTCGAGGCTCTTCGCCTGCTCGAGCAGGTCGGCGTGGCCGTAGTGATTGCCACAGGCGGTCAGGACCTTGCGGGCCAGGCCAAGTTCGGCGAGCTGATAGACCGGCCGCCGCTGGCGGGCCCGGGTGAGCAAGGGAGCGGACTTGATGATGAGCGAGATGCCGCTGGGCGCGTCGTCGTACTGGAGCTCGAGCGCGCTGTACGGCAGATTGACCGCCGTCGCCACCTGCTTCATGTACTTCTCGAGGTCGACCCAGATACTCTCGATCGCTAGCTGGGCCTGGAGGTACTCGGCGGAGGGCTCGCCGCCGTCGGCGTAGCCTTCTCCGGTGTAGCCGGTTTCGCCGCGGCAGAGTCGCATAAAGCGACCAGGGCCGACTTCAGGAGTGAACGTAGGAGAGACATTGCGAAAGACACCAATGGGTCGGCCGTATTTGCTGATAAGCTCGTCAAGTTCGCTAAGTCGATCGTTAATCCGGAGCTCAGCTTTACGGAGGAATGTTCCAGGTCCAGGCGTCCAGAACTGTCGTACTGGAGCTCGATAGTGAAGGAAGGCGAAGGGGATGCAGCCATAGGTGTTCTTCTCCCGATCCCGGGTCTGCATCGCTACCCGCGCTCCGGCGGTCTTGTCGGCCGAATACTGGTCGGTCAGGAAGGTGCGGACCTCGTCCTCGAACCACAGCTTGTACCGCGTCCGCTGATTGTACCTGTCGATCGTGACGACAGCGAACGCCTGCCGGGGATCTTCGGGATCGGTGAAGACCGTGAACTCGTCGCCACCCCAGAGCTGCAGATCGACGGGCTTGTCCTTGTCGTTCGTGCACTTGATCTGGACGGCGCAGACGTCGTTCAGGGTCGCCTGCTGCTCGGCGTGCTGCATCACGCAGTCGATGTGGTTCGTCTCGTAGACCTGGGCAAGCAGAGAATCAGCAAGGCCATCGCCAACGACAGTCCTCTGAGGGCCTGGATTGTAGGTGTGTTCGCAGAGTCGGTCCACGGCCTGCTGAACAAATCCAGACTGACGACGAGGACGGCCGGCGAAATCAAACTCAGTCTCAGCTTCGCGCCGGGGCTGATAGCGGTCGGACTCCAGGTCGTAGAAGGCCTGGTTCTCGATGGCGGATGCGAGCCGCGGCCGATGGTTGCGCAGGCCGGACTCGACCTCACGGATTATCCAACTTTTATCGTCGGAACTGAAAGAGCCGCCGACGTTGGGAAGGGCGGGAAACAGCCGGGCATCAGTAGCGCTGGAGCCTTCACCCGACATGAGCTATGACCTTTGTCTTTGCAGAAATTTTGAGGCTCATGTTTATCCGCTCACCTCGTAGTCGGGCACGAACTCCGTGCTCAGCTCACACTCGAAATGCTGGTGTTCCATGTGATCGGGCCAGGTCACGTAGTACATTGCCCCGCCCGGATCGATCTTCAGTCCGGTGACCATGCCCTTGCGACGCTCATCGGCGAGTCGGTGGTAAACGATGTCGCCCAGGTCGTAGCGCAGGGGAATGATCCGCGATGGTGTCTCGACGGTGATCATGCACCCTCCGCGGGGCTCGAGATGCCATGCCGATCGATCGCCTTATGACACCAAGACAGGGCCTCATCGATGCGGTTCAAGGCGTGATTCAGCTCGCGCGACTCGGGCACGATCCGCACCAGGTCGGCCGCCGCGCCGCCGAGGATCGACCGCACATGCTCGCGGTTGGCATGCCGGTTCGGGTCGACTCCGATCGGGCAGGGACGGAAGGCGAAGTCCTTGTTCACGCGGTCGAGGATGCTTCGCTTGGTCTTGGTCATAGGTCGATTCTGCCACTTGAGCCGTCTGCGGCTGTTTTCACGGAATGACCGCGGCCACGAGTGACCACGCTTTGCACATACACGAACTTCGTCCCGACCTCACCCCCGTAAAGCGAGTTTTTGTCCGTGCGAGCATTGTTCCCGGACAGGATGCTGATCGCTTGGTCGGCGAACTCATCGATGATCTGCTGCGGTGTCCGGATTGGCTCTGGTTTATCGCTCATGTCGTTCGGTCCCAACTGAAGCTTTGGATCAGCGCGTCTCCCCGGTCCGGCGATCGCCCCAAGGCTTCCATCAGGTCCTCTTTCTTCAGCAGTTTGACCTGCCGTTCGCCGATCAGTTCGTACGTAAGCGCCGCGAGGTCCTGGCGCATCAATGGCCAGAACGCACGCGGCGGGATTGAGAACGGGGGCTGTCGTGATGTGATGGGGAATCGGTCGTCGGTGTGACGATCAGGATTGAGTCGGTCGTGGAGATGCCAGGCAGACTCGGTTCGGAGGTTGAAGAATCGCCTGGGTTCGGCTGGTTCTCCACCTCCGACGTAGCGGATGCAGCCGATGAGTCCGCACTTGGCAAGGTGCCGTGGGAAGTCCCTGCCGATCCCAAGCCCGTCGTAGCTGATCCGTTCGGCGGGGACGCCGTAGCGAGCTGCGAGGCGAGCCGTTGCTTCCGCTGCATCAGCCAGAGATAGAGAATTCCGGGCGTCACAATCGAGGAGGCCATGCGAATCCCTCACGAGGATGCAGGTGTCGTCCCGACCGACCCCCTCGGACAGGTCGACCGCGATGCGTCGGGTGCGGTGCACGGGATGGTTCGGGGGCTGGTTCTGCCTCTGGATCGAGGTCGCATAGTCGAGCCACGCATCGGGGATGAGCCGCTGGGCGCTGACAGTCGGGATGATGGCGTGGACGTGGGAGTTGCACCAGAAGGAATGCTCGCCGCCGTAGCTCCGATAAGAGGACTGGATCCAGGTATTGTCCGCGATGCCCCAGGGACTCTTTTCCCAGGTCGCATGCGGACTGTCCGTGCTCGGGATGCGGATCGCGTTCGTGGCCAGCCGGGGCGGGATGTTGTCGCGGACATCAGCTTCTGCTTGATGGATTAGATCGATGAACCAGCCTTCCGCCCGGATCGGATTGCCGATGGCAACGAGCCGTTCATAACCGAGGGATTCGATCGCGTCTCTGGCGTCCGTTTCGATTCCGCTCGCCTCGTCCACGATGGCCAGCAGGTGGGGGTTGTGGTGTCCGCTGGCCCGCTCCACGTTCGTCGTGGACAGTCCCATCGCTCGCCAGCCGTTGCCCAGGTCGACCAGCTGCGGACTGGCTTTCACGCCCCTGCTCAGCCTCGCCCTGACCGAGGGGATTTCGGTCCCCAGCCATCGGGGAGTCGCCTGTCGGATTTCCTTCCAGGTAATCGAACCGATAGAGGTCTGCGATGGGCCGCAGACATACACCATCGAGTCAGGCCTGGTCAGCAGCCACCACCAGACGAGCCTGCCAACCAGATAGTCCTTACCGATCATGTTGCCCGAATACGCGACCGTCTTCCGATACTTCACGACCGATGCCGCTATCTCTTTCTGCCGCCACCAGAAACTCTTGCCATCGGAGATGAAGATCTCGTTGAACGCATCAGGGTCATCCTTCGTCGCGTGCAGGAGGTCCGTCAGGTCGGATGCTGTCATACTTCCGCTTCATGGCCAGGGCCACGGCCTCGAGGTCGAGCGCCGGCCCCTCGAGGATCGGCTGCAAGATGCCGTCTATCCGATCAAAGATCTGCTGTATTGCCGCTGTTTTGCCCTCAAGAGCCTGCTCGACCAGGGCGTCGATCACGGCCCGGGCCTTGGTTCTCTTGCCTTCGACATCCTTCTCGGCCAGGGCCGCTCTCAGGAGCACGGTGAGGCAGATCTCTGTCTTGGGTCGGCCATGGGGATTACCGCTCTGGCCTGGCTCAAATGGTCTGCCTCGCTTTGCCACTTTCGCTGTTCCGTCGCTGTTAAACAGCGGGTTTCCGCCGGATCTTGCGCTCTTGCGCCGCTCTCACGATCGCGACAAGCTGGCGATCCAGTCCGGGTCTTAAGGCTCCACGAGAGCTGACTTGAAAGGCCGCGGCGAGGGCCTCGGCCGCCTCGTCCCGGGCTTGGGCGAGAACCCTGACCATGTCGGGACGCCGTGATATCAGGCTCTGATGGCAGCCGATCACCTCGGCGATGTGGCGGTCATCATGGCCCAAGAACGCAAGGCCCCAGAGGACGCTTTCGTCAGGCCTGTACTGGATAGGCCGACCCATGGTGGCTCCTCGAGGTAATCCGCGTGCCGCTCGAGGTCGATCCGCACGGTCTGCGGCCGGGCTGGCTTCGGCGGTTCGGGGTCGGGCTCGGGGTCGTCGGGGTCAGGCCAGCCGCGGAAGCTGAAGTCACAGCTCGTCTTCTTGATCTCGCCCATCTCGCAACTCCCTGGGAAACGCCCAGCTCATGGCCAGCCACACCAGGACCGCGGCCACCACGCCCCAGCCGATCGCGATCCGCAGCGTCTCGGGGTCTATGTCGAACACGGTGGTTTCTCCTTTCCGATGCAGAACGGCGAGCCATCGGCGTTCGGGAAGATACACCGCATGTCATTGAGCCGCTCCACCAGCTCGAGGATGTCGCGCTCACTCTTGCTGATTCGGGCGTCGATATCGTGCTGGACTTGCTTTAGCAGCCGAGTGGTTTCCCTGTTTCTGAAGAGGTCCACATTACTGGCGCGATCCGCCTCATCCTCGCGGCGCTTCGCCTCGCGTGCCTGGCGATACCACGACAAAATTCCCTGGACGATCAGTCCCGTGGCGCCGACAGCGGCGCCAGTCCAGGCCATGAACGCGTTGCGGTCCATCGCGGCCAGCAGCGAGCTGCCGAACCCAATGGCCGGCATCGACCCGGCACACCATATAGGGATACGTTGCACTAAGTTACCTGGGCGGGTTCGCGGTAGGCTTGCAGTCGGTCCAGGTCCGCGGTCGCGGACTTCACCCAGCTCTCGCCCGCGAACTCGAGCCGCGCGAAGCCGAGGTCCGGGTACACGTCGACGACCCGCCAGGGACGGGGGTCGCCCGCGCGGGTCACCAGGTCGCCGACCTTGATGGAGGAGCTCATGCGATGGCTGCTCGCAGTTCCGCCATGGCATGGCGCTGGATGTTGAACACGGTCTGGTGACTGGTCCCGAACTCTCGCGCGATGGACCGAACCGTCTGTCGCGGGACGCCGATGCCGAAGCGGCGTCGCAAGAGGTCCTTGTGGAGCAACGGCAGGCGATCCAGCGCAGCCGTCACCATTTCCACGGTTTCGGCTCGTGAGTGTTCGTCCTGGCACGGGTCGGCGAGTAACCGCACTTGCGAGCCGCCGGCTATTCCCGACTGCCCCAAATGGAGAGTAGGCCTGGAAGCGACGGCCGCGCAGGCCACGCTCCATTGCCGGTTCCGCTGCCGGACCGGGCCCGTCCTCGGGCCGCCCTCGGGCCGGCGCATGCTGAGCGGGATCCGCACCAGTTGCCGGGAGTAAAGGTAGAGCGTCATCTCCATGTGAACGTAGTGCTTCGCGATCGCGAGGAACCGCGTCCCGGGGTGTGCATCGGGATCGAAGATATTCGCCGCCTCGACCAGCCCGACATAACCCGCTTGCAGCAGGTCGTCGTGCTTGCAGACGGCCGAGTAGCGGCGCATACGGTTCAGCAGGTAGGACCGGTTGCGCAGCACCAGCTCGTTGCGCGCGGCCAGGTCGCCCGTTCGAGCGCGGCGAGCGAGGACGACCTCTTCGTCAGCGGTCAGGAGCATGGTGAGCCACGGGGTAAAATGCCGCGCCGGTGGAGAAACGGCGCGGCGTGCAACTTCGCACCGAGAGGTGAGGGCCGATGTCCGCAGCCCTCAATTAGCTAGGATACGATAGATAGGATACGACACAAAACATCCACTGAATCAGCATAGAATCGTGGATGCGTTCGGTTCATCAATCTGCAAACGCAGTTGCGACGGTTCGGGCCGTACCGGCTGCGCAACGCCGCGCACGCGGCAATCAGGCCGCCTGGATGACCACCCACAGACCCAGTATGTCCCACCAGGCGGCGTCCTCGGGGTGCGGTCCCGGCAGCCAGGCCACCATTTCCACTGGCTCGCCACCCTCGCGCTGGTAGCGGAGGCGGGCGAACGGTGCCGCGGGCCGGCAGACGGCCGGCCGCCAGAGGCCGAGCCGGTGTCGTGACGCGCGCAGACGGGATTCATCACCGATCGGGATTGTGAGAGCACACATCGTTTTCGTCTCTGGGTCGGCACCGACCCGGTTAAGCTTGGTCGCTTGGATCCACTTCAGGCCGCCTGCTCCGCCGCGCCTGCGTTCGCTCCTTGTTCGTCCACTGGGTCTGCCGCTCGGTGAACCGTTGGGCAATCGACCAGGACCGCTGCTCCTCCTGCTTGAGCTTGCTGACCAGGGTGCAGACCAACAGTCCTTCGCCGACCAGGAACCATACCCGGATGTGATCAGCGAGCAAATGTCCCTGCGGCCAGCCCGCGGGAAGCAGGAGCACCGATTCGGCCATTGCCGAGAAGGCCAGGGCGGCAAGACCCGGCCCCCGGCCGCCATACCAGGCCGCGAGGGTCACTGGGAGCAGAAATGGGACCACGATCGAGGCGCCGTCGACCAGCGGCACCAGGACCCAGAGCTTGATCGCGATGCATGCCGCAACCAGGCCGATGGCAACCAGATAGGTTCGGATTGTTGGCGTGTGATCCAGCCACAAGGCCACTCTCCTCACGTCCCGGCAAGCAGAGCCAGGCGCCTGTAGCATAGGACATTGAGGCCATGGGTGGGAACAGGGCTTTGCCGAGTTAGTTGAATCGGCAGACGGCGTCCGCCGATTTGGGGCGGCGCGCACAAGCTGAGATAAGGGGGCCGAACCCGCGTAAACCCGGTCATATAACGCGTCGCCTGTCTGCCGAATCTCGGTTTCTCCAGTGAAACAAAGGGGCAGACCGCTGTAGACGCCATGACCGTTCGTCACTAAACTGCAATTTACCAGCGTAGAACCATGCCTGGAAGTCCCAAAACCAGTGAAAATGAGGCCCGTAAGTGGCAAAAAATTCGTCAGTAAA